GGCGCACCTTGCCCTGACGGCTGGGGCTTCCATTCTTACCCTGCAGCGTCCGCTCAAGGGTACTGCTGGCGACACTGGCAAGACGGTGAGCGTCGAGTTCATCGGCACCGGGATGCTTGCTCAGGGTGCCACCGGAGCTCTGTCGGTGTCTGGGCCGATTTCGATCAGCGGCAACGCCACCTGCAACAGCTGCACCATCACGCTCGCGGTCAACGACGTGATCAAGGGCTCGGCCGAGTTCCAGTACGCCTGACCCACGGAGGTTTCCGTGGCGACGTACAGCACTGGAATCACGGCGACTTGGGGCAGCGCTACGTTCACCGAGGTCACGGACCTCGCGTGGACGTATGGCGGCAGTCTGCCAAAGGGCCGCGACTCTACGTGGACCGACGAACTGGGCAGCGTCACTCTGACGTGCCTTGGCTCGGTCGGTATCGCGACCAGCAACTACGGCTTGCGGAACGACTTGACGATCACAGGTGGCGGCGCCGCCTTGACATGCAAGGCAGTCTATCAGGGATTGAACGTAGCGCCGGAACTTAACGGTGTGACCCGTTACAGCGTGACGTTCAAAATCCTCGACGGGTGAAACACATGGCACTGACGGCTGACCAGATTCTCGCGGCGGACGATATGGGCCTCTTGGAGATCAAGGTGCCCGAGTGGGGCGGCGCTGTGTTTTGCCGCGTCATGTCATGCGGCGAGCGTGACGCCTACGAAAACGATTGGGTGCTCAACAAGAACAAGGGCGTGGAAAACTTCCGCGCCAAGTTCCTGGCGAAGTGCCTGTGTGACGAGAAGGGTGAACTGCTCTTCCCGGGCGATGCGGGTGTCCAGGCTCTTGCGAAGAAGTCGAGCAAGGTGCTCGGCCGCATCTGGACTAAGGCGATGGAACACAACGCCCTGACCGACAAGGACGTGGAGGAGCTCGCAAAAAACTAGCCATCCGCCCGACGAAGCGGTTCATGTTTCGTCTGGCGGGTTTCCTCGGCATGACGGTCAAGCAACTCATGCGGGACATGGACTCCCGCGAGTTGAGCGAGTGGATGGCGTATCACCGCTTCTTCTCGCCGCTGCCTGACACATGGCGGGAAACAGGATTGCTGGCGAGTGCGGCGTTGGCTCCGTATTGCCCGCGAGGCAGGACGCCCAAGGCTGAAGATTTCGTACCGATTGAGAAACCACCACAGCACGACCTGCAACTGCTCGAGCAGTTGGAGAGTCTGAAGCGAGCGATGGGCAAGTAATGTCTGGCACAGCAGTTGGCCTCAACGTGATGTTCACGGCGAACGCCAGCGGCATGTCCAAGGGACTGTCGCAGGCGGAGCGCCAACTGCTGCGGCTTGGTCAGCAGGCGAACGGGCTGGCGTCGCAATTTGATGCGTTCACTCGCTCCAGCGAAGCGGCAGCGGCTGCACAAACAAAAGTTGCTACGGATGCCGCGTTTCTGAATAGTGCATTACGCACTGGGCAGATTTCTGCCGAGCAGTACGTCGCCGAACTGAAGGCGCTGACTGCGGAGGCGAATGCGTCTGCGGCAGCGTTTCGGGAAGGGGCGCAGATCACGCAGCAGGTTGCGACGGCCGAGGAGCAGCGGGCTGCGACGCTGGCACGCCTGGGCGACCTGCTCCAGCAGGGTGCCATTTCGCAGCAGACGTATGACCGTGCGGCCGCCGACGCGAGCGGAGCGAATGAGGCCGCAGCCAAGGCCGAGGCCGACCGCGCCAGTGCCCTGGCTCGCGCGGCCCAGATCACGCAGGCAAACCTGTCGCCGCAGCAGAAGTACGACCAGGAGGTACTGGAGCTCAACGGGCACCTACAGGCCGGTCGCATCACGCAGGACACCTACAACGCGGCGTTGCAGCGTGCGGCTCAAGGCTACGCCAAGGCCACGGTCGCCGCAGCGAGATACGATTCCGCCGCTGACGCGGCAGGCAGCGGCAATACGCTGGCCTTCAACGAACTGAGCGGCATCCTCTCGGCGTTGCCCGGCCCGATTGGCAACGTGGCTGGCCGGCTGTCTGGGCTCGCCAGTGCCGGCGAAGGGCTCGGCCGCGTGTTCGCTGGCGGTCTTTCGCAGGGGTTCGGCTCCGTTGCATCGTCGGTCGCCGGGCTGGTGAATCCGATGACGGCTGGCGTGGCTGCGGTGGCAGCGTTTGGTGCCGCTGCGGTTGGCGTGGCGAATGGGCTCGTGCAACTGGAAGACCGCGTCGAGCAACTCGGCAACCTGGCCGACCAGTTGGGCGTATCGTTCGAGTTCATTCAGACGCTCGAAGAGGCGGCGAATCGGTCTGGCGTTTCGGTCGAGACGTTGGCCGGTTCGATGACGCGGCTGCAAAAGACGCTGGCCGGTGCTGATGAGGAGAGCAAGCAAGCGCAGGCTGCACTCGGCCGCCTGGGCGTGAGCATTGAGGAACTGAACGGGCTGTCGCAGCAAGATCAGATTCGCCTAATTGGCGACCGGCTCCAGGCGATTGAAGACCCGGCGAAGCGTACGGCCGCTGCGATGGCGTTGTTCGGCAAGAGCGGTGCGGCGTTGCTGCCGTTCTTCAACAATCTCGGCCCGGCGGCGAACGACATCGAGCGGCTTGGCGGTGCGTTGTCCGAGATCGACCGTGGGCGGATTGACGATTTCGGTGCTGGGCTCGATGCCCTTGGCGTTGCCAGTTCGCGGCTCGGCGAGTTGCTGGTGCTGCCATTCGTCGGCCTCGGCGAAGGCATCGCGCAGGGTACGGCTGAGTTCTTGGGTGGCATCAACGCAATCGTGGAGCCGATTGGCAATATCCTTGAGCCGGTGCTGTCAAACGTTGGAACTCTTTTTGAAACGTTCGGTGTTATTCTTGGAACAATCGGACGAAACATTGGCGCATTACTTGCCCCGTTTGGAGAGTTGGCGCAGGCAGTTGGATCAGTTACGAGCACATTCAATGACGCATTTGTAGACGTTGTTCGGTACTTAGGCGACGCGAGCAATGCGACTACTGAATGGCTCGTTTCGTTTTCGCCTATCGGTGCCATCGCCGAAAACATCGGCGCGATTGGCGAAACCATCTCGCGTGTCGCGACCATTATCGGCGAGGCGTTTTCCCAGGTCACCGGCTACCTCGGCGAGCAGTTGGCGTCGTGGGCGGAGTTCTTCGGCCTACAGTCAGCCATCGAGGCGATTGGTGGTGTGATCTCGCAAGTGTTCGGCAGCGTTTCGTCGGTGTTCGGCACCATCGCGCAGGCCATCGGCGGAACGGTCGGCCGTCTGCTGACCATTGCCGAGAACTTCCTTGGCATCAAGCGGGAAGTCGAGACGCCAGTCGAGGCCACCCTAGACGTGTCGCAGCCTGTGCTGGCTGCCACGCAGTACTACGACGAAATCGACAAGGCGTCGAAGAAGGCCGCCGAGTTTGGCCAGGCTGGATTCGATGCGGCGCTCGCGTTCCAGAACCAACTGGAAGAGATCGCACAACTCCAGGCGGATGGGACGCTGTCGGCGGACGAGGCGAAGAAGGCGTCCGAGAACGCCCGCAAGGAGTTCGAAGCGAACATCAGCGTCATCGAGGATGAATCCAATGCACGCCAGAAGGCTGCCGAGGAAGCCAAGCGTGCAGCCGACGCCAAGGTAGAGGCAGACAAGCGAGTTGCCGACTCTGCCCTGGAGCGTTTGCGAATCGAGGAAGAGTTTGGCGGCGACTCGCAGCGGGCGCAGGCTGCCGAGAACGTGCTGGCGATTCATCGTGAGATCATTCGGGTTGAGGAAGAACTGGCCAACGCACGGGCCGCAAACGATCAAGCCGCCGCAGATGCCGCCGCTGCTCGGTTGGCGCAGCTCGATCAGGCTGAGGCCCGCGAGCGTGACATTGCCAGCGGTGCGGCCCAGGCACGCGAAGAGGCTGAGAAGGCAGCCACAAAGGCAGCCGAGGAGCGACAGCGGCAAGAGGAGGATCAGCAGCGGAAGATTGCTGACCTGAAAGAGCGTCTGTCGGAACGGCTGCAGGACATCGAGGCCGACCGCATGGATGCCTTGTCGCGACGCTCAAACCAAGCCCTCCAGGGGAACGACATCCGCACGAGCGAAGGCGCGTCTCAGTTCCTGGCACTGGCGACGGGCCGCGAAGACCCGGCCGTCGCCGAGTACCGCAAGCAACTCAAAGAACTGCAGGACATCAAGCGCGAGATCGCGAAAGCCAACGCCCAACCGGTGCAAATCTAATGGCCGTCATGCTCGCCAACGAAGTTCTCCCGCGTACCTTCTCGCACAAGTTTGGCGAAAGCCCTACCGCCGAGCGGAAGTTCGTCGTGACAGTGGACGTACCGACGCCGACCGCGTCGATCATTTCCGCAATCGGCATCTTCCACGGCGACTCGCACCCCGAGTTCGCGTACCTGCTGATGCTCGATGCGTCCATCACGGAGACGGATCGCCATCACGTCGAGGTAACTTGCCGGTATGAGGTGCCGAAGCAAGAAGACCTGGACCCGAATCCCCTGGCCCGGCCCGACGTGTGGTCGTTCTCTACGGGTGGCGCCCAGGTGCCGGCCCTCACGTACTACCACGGCACTGGCAATGCCGACCGGCGCCCGCTGGTCAACGCGGCTGGGGATTTCTTCGAGGGGCTCCAGGCGGTCGAGTCCGAAGTGCGGGCGACTATTGCTGGCAACCGTGCGGCGTTTCCGCTGGCTGACGCTGCAGCGGTGACGAACACGATCAACGCGAGTCCCTACCTCGGCGGCAGTGCTCACACCTGGCTCTGTGCCGGGATTAGCGGGAGCGCTCAGACCGAGGTCGTGAACGACGAAGAGTTGCGGTTCTGGTCGATCACGGTCGAGCTCGTCTATCGGCGCAGCGGTCACAATCTGCTGCTGCCGCACGTGGGATGGCATTACGTCAACTCGCCTGGCGGGCCGAAGGTCCGCACGTTCGTGCGAGCCGATGACGGCACTGACGTGGCGGCCGGTACGCCGCAGCCTCTGACGGAAACAGGCTCGCAGAAATACGTCGGCGGCACGTCTGGCCCGCCCGACATTCTGGAGCGCCGCATCTACCCTGCCGTCAATTTTTCGTCCTACTTCGGCACGCCCCCTTTCTGACGGTGACATATGTCGTTCAATCAAGGTGCCTCTTCTGGCTCGCTGTCGTTTCGGCCCGCTCGGTATGACGTGGAATGGGACGGCGTTAGCGAAGCGAAGGCGTCGTTCGAGATGGCGTGCGGCGGCACTGGCGTGTCGTATGCGGCCAAGGCGTACAGGGTATTCCGCGAGAGCGGGTCTATTGGGTGCGAGGGGTCAGGTCAAGTAGAGTACGTTCGGGGCGAGCGTTACTACAACCTGACGTGCCCCGGCAATGCGAAAACTTTCGCCAGCGACATTACCTTGCCAACGACTGTTTCTGGCGGCGCGGTGTCGGTTACTTTCTCTGCCATCACGAACACAGTGCACGCCTACGCCTAGCAGTTGACTGCCACGAAAGGCGGCGCCACTCGCATTGTGGTGGGCGGGAAACTTGAGGCTGTCGGTCTCAACCCCTACGCTCCAGGCGCTGGTCGCATCAGCCTGGTCTCTGGTGTTACCGCATCTGGGTGCTTGTGATGGCTGACCGTCCAGACGGCAAGGCGGCGCGGACTGAAAAGGTCACGTTCACGCGGCCGGCTGCGGAGCGTATTGCCAGCGTCGTTCGCAGGGTAGAGCAGGGCAACCGCGACTGCGGGCCGCTGACGTTCAAGCGGCCGGTGGAGTCTGGCGGCGGCAAGCCGCTGCGCATCGGCAAGACCACCGCAACGTGGACAAAAAACACCCTTGCCACGATCACGCTCTACGAATCCGGCACACCTCCGAACGAGACCGCCAGCACGCCGCCGAAGACGCTAGAGGGCTGCGTGAACAAGTGGGGCGACGTCCAGGCGAACAAGTGGGTCGGGCTCCAGCGAGGGGCGACAGGCCCGTACTACCTCGTGGTCGCGGAGTGCTAGATGGACCTCCTCGCCTTGATCGCCGCCGAGCCGACGCTGCTGCCGCTCTGGGCGGTGTTGGCGTTCGCGGCCGGGATGTACCCGGTGGGGATGCTGTTTTCGTGTACGCCGTGCTGCGGGTGCAGTGCCTGCACGGAAGGCACGCTGCCGGAAACGTTGACCGTCACGTTTGACGGCTACAGCGACAAGACGCAAGGGCCGGATTTGATCAAGCTCGGGTTTCAGTCGTGCTTCGGCAGTGGCGCGACTGCTCGCGTCACCGCGCCGGGCGGCGATCCAGAAACAGACAAGGGGCCGATCTCGGCGGTGTCGCTCACTGGAGGCGGCAGCGGCTACGCGCAGCTAGGCCGCGTCGCCCCGACTCTGACAGCGAGCGGCGGCAGCGGCACGGGTGCCACGTTCACGGTTACGCTGGCGAACGCGACGGATGCGTGCAACGTCGACTACTGGAAGGTGTCGAAAGTCACACAAACCGGCGGCTCTGGCTACGTCGAGGGCGATGAACTCACGATCACTGTGTCCGAAGGCGACACGGTGACGGCAGATGCGGTTGTCACACTGGTCGAGCAACGCGAGCCGCCGACGCTCGCGGCCACGGCCACTGGCGGTTCCGGCGCCAGCCTGACGGTCGCGATCACCGAAAACGCGGGCAGCCCGAAAACGCTCCGAGTCTCTGGGATCACTGTGGGCAGCGGCGGCAGCGGCTACACGGATGGAGCGTCCGTCACGATCACCGCCGCGTCAGGCGACACAACGCAAGCAGCGGCGGCGGCGACGATCCAAACCAAGCGAGTCGCTCCAACGGTGTCGGTGGTTGAATGGACAGTTGCCGGCAGCGGAGCCGTTGTCACAGTCACGCTCGCGGAGACGCCAAATTGGCAAGGCTCCGGCCGATCGGTCTGGCGGGTCACGGCGTTTACTGTCGTGGATGGCGGCTCTGGCTACGTCGAGGGGGACTCATTCGAGGCCATCGTAACCGACGGGGTGGTCATGCCAGGGGAGGATGCGATTTGCCTCGTTTCGTCCGTTGACGAGAACGGCGCTGTGCTGGCGGTTGAGCTGTTGGACCAGGGGGCGTACTACAAGCAAGGCAGTAGTATCGAGCGGGTAAACGTCAGCGATGGCGGCATATACTGGCGGACTGACGGCGAGAACGCCTGGGACGTGCAAAACGGCGGAATCTATTACCGCGAGGACGAGAGCGTCTCGCCTTACGTCTCGCCTGTTACTGTCACGATCTCACAACAATCCCCAAGCACCGGCACCGGCGCGGAACTCACAGCCACCGTTGACGATGACACGGCAAGCCCCACGTTCGGCCAGATTACTGGCGTCACAATCGACGACGGCGGGGATGGATACCTCGCGTGGAAGTGGCGGAATACGACGTGCTGCGGCGACTA